TCGAGTTTTTAAAAGACCCTACCTTCTCCTTCGAAGACTATCCTGACTTACTAGAGGATATATCTAACAAGGTTCTTACGAAGGCTCAGAGATCATTGATGATATGGGAGGAGAAGCTACACGAGCGTGAGGCTCTAATGGCTTCTGTTAAATACGATCTCAACAACTTCGAAGTTGTTGACAAGCTGATTACAGGGACTTCGAAGCTCTGGGACCAGTACGACAATATCAAGAAGGCGTTAATGAAAGAGGAAGCCAAGACATTTGGTGACCAAGAAGAATCAGCATCTGAAAAAGGTTTAATATGACATATAATGTACTTGACGTACTGGCTACGTACATGGAGAATACCAAGCAGACTAATGAATCCCGCAAGGCTTCCTACTGGCAAGCATTCAACGCTGGCAGCGATTACGAGCACTGGTGCGAAAACGCTGATACTCAGGATGAAGAGCAGGCTCCAGATTTCTTACGGTGGTGGGATAACAACAAGCCTGTGTTTCATCTCGACCTAGGCTACCTAGGATATATAGAAGGTTGTTTCAAGCTTGGAATACCGCCTCACGCTTACGAGGATTGGCTAGGGGCGACGCAGAATCACCCGGACGTATATACTAAGCTAGATGAAGAAACTAGAACCTACAAGGAAAAAAGTACGCTGCATAAGATGTAGCAAACTGCACCTACCTACTGGGGGTACTAACAACAAAACTCACCCCTTATGCTGGGATTGCAAACAGGCATTTGGTGAGCAGGATGGGGAATATGAGGAACTACGCACAGACTTTTCTGTCAACTGATTACTACTTCCCCAAATAACAATAAGAGGTAACATTTTTGCTGGCCCCGAAAATGGGCTGTTTTAGGGCATTTATTAACTGTTTTCACCTAAATACGGCCAAAAACACCTCAATTTACCCGGATAATCCAAAAATACCAGTTGTTATAAATAACAACAATTTGGCTGTTTTTTTGTTATCCGTAACAACAATTTTTCATATGAAAAGTATAAAGAGAACAATAAACTTAGATTTATCTAAGTACGCTAATGTAGAAACTGGAGAACTAATGCTAGACGAACTAGACAAAGACACCTCCATTAAGGTGCTGAAGGATACGAACCTAGTAGTGCTGGATTCTAAAAACTATTTTGTGGTAGACATAGAGGTTCTTACCAACCTACTAGCTGAAAAAGTACTAAAACCAGCTGACCTAGGGTACATAATGATGCTGTCTCAGACACTACGCAGTGAGTATAACGCAATCTACCAACAGACGATACCACACACGCTGGAGTCTATGGCTGAACTACTGGGGCTATCTTACAATAGAACAACTAGATTAGTCAAATCTTACTGTAGTAAGAATGTTATGTATAGACTGATGACAGCTACTGAAACAGTTTATTGTATTAATCCTTACCTCACACGCAGACGTAAGACGCTCTCCAAAGAGTT